TCTTCACGATAAGTCTTTGTTTTAGCAGCAAGACCGCCTGCACCAAGTCCTTTTTCTACATAAGCATATACAACGTAGTTTGCTGATGCACCACCAGTCGTGGTAATTGAAGCATTTGCAGGAGATCCACCAGAACCACCAGTGATTGTGATAGAACCTGCTGCGATCTCGTCAACTGTGTCAGTGTCAAGGTTTATAAAAGTCCATTGACCCTCATCAGAAAAATTCTCGTCGTTACCAGTATTGATGCTAAGGACACCAGAACCGTTTGTAGTTGCATTAAATTGCCGTTGAACAGTGTATCGAACGTCGCTCACTGCTTTTGTTCTATACCCTGGAATTTCAAATAAAGAAGTATTGTTGTTTGGATCAACAACATATGTCTGATTATCTTCTTGGTGGACTCTTATTCCTTTACCAGTCGCAGAATCATGTTCTCCTATGAAGTTCACATTTCTAAAGTTCTGTCCGGACAACATTCTGATATCATAAAGGTGAATTCTATATCTGTCTGAATCAGCAAATCCAGTATTTCTAATGCTTTTAATTCTAGCATCACCCAAAATAGTTCCATCTGCTTTACTGAGGCGATGCTTTTTCTGAGCATCCATGTCACCGCCAGCATAAGCACCCAAGAAAGATGCACCTGCTGAATCTGCTCTTACTGATACATAATTTTTATATGAAATTGGTGTGAGCATACCTGAATCAGCAGTGAATGAAACAGGTTTTGCAACATCAATCTCAGCAGGAATTTGATGCTCTAGTCTATATCCGTCCAAATATGCTAATGGATTCTGTCCAAATTGATTTTTCCCAGGAATTATATAAGTGAGAGTTGCAGAATCTTTTTCATTAATTTCAATTTCAAAAGGATTAACAATAAAGCGTCCTGTAGTTTCTTGTTGCCTTCTTGCCAATCTCTTTTCGACTTGATTGAAACTATCAGTGCCCTCTTTAATTTGAATAATAATACCGTCACGAACTGTTGCAAATGGAAGAAAATCTAATTCATTTGCAATAGAACTTCTAGTTGTTAGTAACAAACGAATACGGTATCGATCAGCACCAGGAGAGGAAAGGTTAGGACGAGCACCTTGGTTATCATACAATGCCTCATCGTCAGCAACCGTTACAATATCCTGTACTACTTCAAAACCAACATCTGCATCAGCAAACGGAGTATATTTTGCTATAGCGATCTGTTGTTTTGGTGCAAATACAAAGTGCCCTTGTACAAAAAAATCAGCACCCTGTAAATAAAATAAGGTGCCCTCTCCCGTAACATCAGGTTCTCCTGGAAGTTTGGTTCTAACTGTTATGTCACCAAGTCCAGGCGAGGTTAGAACTTCTGCTTCATCAAACGTAAGATAGTCCGTTTGAACATCTGTTGACGTACCACTCTGCCCTGCATCAATGTATCTTCCGTAAATAGTAGGAAAATCACCGCCACTTGCTTGTTCTACGTGTTGGATAACAAACTTAAGACCGCCTGTCCCAGTTTTTGCGCTACCTGTCCAAGTTGTTCCAGGATACAAATCTGCATCATTGGGCAAATCCTCAAGGATAACGTACTGCATGTTAGAAACACCAGCACCAGAACTTTTTGGATTAACTGCTGCTCCGTCTAAAAATATATTTCTAGCAAAACGAGTTATCTGAGTCTGCAGGATAGTCTGTAGTTGAGTAAGTTCTCTTGCTTGCAATGCTCGACCACTGTTAAATAAAACTTTGTGGTATCCCGCACTATCAAGAAAATCGTCCTTGTATGTTGATGCAAACGTAGATGCGTTGAACTGCTGTGGCATTTGTTACCTTCCTTACAGGTCTATGACGATCTTAATATCTTCTGTTTGTTCGTCGTCACGAGTAATTGGAGATCTGTTATCTATGTATATAACCTCTCCAGAAAAATTATTCACTTCTGCTGGACGCAAATTAGGACCAGTTGTATTTGCTACTATTGCACATGTTCCAATCGAGGAACCAGACTGTAGAAAAGAAATATTATTGGTTGAGTCAAAAGCAGTAAAACCTGTTACTCTGGTTTGGTGAACATACGCTATTTCATTTGCCGCATCAAAGTAATCTAAAATTGCTTTTGCACCAGACGTGCTTTGCTGCAACGTTTGGTCTCCTGTGATATTGGCAGCAAATCCAGCAGAACCAGAAACATAAAGTTTATGGTATGCTTGTGCTGTAGCAGAAGATACAGCAGAATCACCGATAACGCCAGTAAAAGATCCAAAATCAGCGGAGTCTTTAAGTGGATTCTTGATAATACCTATCTGTCTGAAATCGTTTACTACATTAAAGTCTCCAGAAACATTACCAGTTAATGTATTTGAAAACATGATTCCAGAAGAACTCAAACTAGAGATATGATTTCCTTGTAATCCTGAATCAAAAGTGATAAGCGGTCTCAATACTGCTCCGGATCCACCACCGCCAGTAACAGAAACATGGGCATGTTTATACCCTTCTCCAAAAGTAAAATACGGTGCATTCGCAGAATCTTTCATAACTATTTCGTAAACTTGTCCATTACTATTGACATTTGCGATTGCTTGTGCTGCTTCTACAATAGTTGTAGAACCAATACGTGGAATAGGAGTTATTGTAACAGTCGGGGCAGAAGTGTATCCAGTACCACCTGAATCAACGGCAACACCCAGAATCTGTCCTGTTTTTGCTGCTTTTTGTAGAGCAAGTTGTTGTGTTCTTGCAACAGATAAGTCTGATGCAAGAGGACCGCCTTCACTCGAGTCGAGTATTTTCTCAACTGGAATATAGGAAGAGGTCAAGAAATTTCTTGATCGATTCGCGTCGACCGCAAATAAAAATTGCCAAATATATCCATCATCACCTGCTGCAAAAGGAACTCCAGAAGTATCAGTTGGTTTGTATAAAGAGTTACGAGAAACACCTTGTGCTGTCTTTCCTTGTTGTATACAAACGAACACCTGTAGATCATCAGTTATAACATAATATGGGTGTTCTATTCTGGTGATACTACTGATAAATCCAAGGTCTGAACCATAGTCATTACTCCATGCTGAATAGACATTACCAGCAGTCCAGTTATACCTTGGAACAACATAACTTATATTATTAATAATTTGGATAGATTGTAGAGACTCTTGGAACCTTAATTGCTCATTTACTCCAGAATTTGGAACAGGAGGAGCGTTATCCGAATCCCATTCTTCTGCTCTACCGATACCCAAATAATATCGATCTGAGTCACCAGGAGAAACTCCGATATTTTGTGTAGATGAAAAAAGGTGTTCTAAAAGGATCCTTTTTGTAATATCAGTTACTGTAGTTGCCATTGTCCCTACTCTTATGGTGTAAGCGTTATTCCAGATGAGATGCCAACTGCAACCCATCCAGTGGTATGCCAAACTAAACTCACTGCATGTCCTTGCGCGACAGTAATTGAAGTGCCTGACGCAAAAGTAGCAGGAGTAATAGTAGCATTTCCTGTGTTTATATTTACAAAAGTTTTCTGATCTCCCAAATTACTTCCGTTTGCCAGAGTCAATGCTAGAGCACTGGACTTGTTACAAAAAGTCGTCACAATAGTTGTTGATGCGGCGCCATTAGTGGTTATAGTCTGCGTGTTTAAGACCACTGGAGATTGGAATTTTATATATCCATTATTCTTTGCTTGTATATGAAGATCAACATCAGCAGAATCTCCATCAATTTTTATTACAGGAGCAGTACTAGAATCTCCGTTAGTGATATTGACATAATTAGCACTAGAAGAGACACCATCTAAATTTAATACTGTGTTTCCATTACTATCATGAACCGTACTTATAACAGGAGTTGTGAGAGTTTTATTTGTTAACACGTCTGTTGTAGTTTTTAATACTACAGTTCCAGATGCATTAGGTAAGTCTATATCACGATTACCAGAGAGCGTTGAAGTTCCAAATGTGCTATTGTAGACTCCATTAGTGAAAATAAGATTTCCATCACTATCAGCAGTCAGATTGTCAGTAAAATAAGAGTCCTTACCGCCAAGTCGATTCCACACATAGGTAAAATTTGTATTAATTTTATCTGCAGCATCACGCAGGGTATCGCCAGTCCCATCGTTCGCAGTAGTGCCGTTTTGTAACACCTCTCGGGTTTTTGTTGCCATTTCTAAAGTTCCGTTTGATTCTAACTGTTATTTATAGTAGGACGAATCAATCTCCTGGATCGCCCACAATTAAATTAGGGTACTCTACATATTGGATTAAATTTTGTGTATTATCTCCTAGCAATGCAGTTTGGTTCCCTAGTCCATCACTGTCATTTGAATGATACGACCCATCACTGTCATATCCATACCATCTTCCTTCATCAAGGCGATTAATTACATTTGACAGATCAGCATAAGTATCATCTAGTGTGCGTCCGTTAATATCATCTGCATCTGCAATTGATCCATATTGAGTATGCCAATTATCTATGTTTCTAGGATTAAACATATCATTGACTCGAGTCCTAATCCTGTCTCCATATGGTCCAGGACCAATCTCTGTTATAGATGTTGTGTAGATTCCAAGACCACCACGCTTGTTGTTGATAGGTGCACGAGTAACAATCTCGACAGGAGGGGGCGGTTCAATGATAGTTGCTCCTTTAATCCCTAAGTCAAAGACATCAAGGATTGAAACTTCGCCAGCAAGAAACATACCTGCTGGGTGAACAAACGTTTTATATGCGTCTCTCCAAGTCGGAACGCCAATAGGAGCAGATATCAATAATCCATACAACTGGAAAAATCCAGCATTAGTTAATTTTTTAAAGGTTATGTCTGATCCGATAAGAGTTTGCGTTCTAGTTGTTGAGAATATCTTTAAATTGCTACCTGTTGGGACTAATCCTGTTGTGGCAAGTTCTGATAACTTACTATCAGAAGAATCTAATCCAAGTCCAGCACTATCAAGTT